AGCGCAAACCAATGTCGAAGTAACGCATGAAATCGGCGGCCGCGCGGCGCACTTGTATGCGTTGCGGGAACATATCGACGTTGCCAAGCACAACTTGAACCCTGACAAGGAAGCTAAGGCATTGATATCATTACCTAATTCAGGTGACACAGATAAACAGGCTATTAACGTAGCCAACGTTGAAGACGCAATAGTGATCAATAACGAGGAATAACGTCCTATTTGGTGGGCGATAGCGCCCAATCGTAGGACGATAGTCACATGTCTAGGCTTATAGGCCTAGATACCCCCCCACCTGCCTTCGGGACGAGGTGCTAGATTTAAATCAGCAGGGTGTTCCGCTATGCAGGAAAAAAATATAGAAAATTCGCAAAAAGCTGTGGGCCTTACCCCTGCCCAAAAGGCCGCGGAAACGCGAGAACGCAAGCGTGCGGAGCGCGTGGAACGCGACCGCGCTGCCCGTGAGGCAAAGGCGACCCCCGCACCCCCACCACCCCCCGTGCAAGAAGCAGCCCCGGTCCCGCAAAAAAATATACCAGCGGAAGCGCAGGCGTACCTCGAGTTCATCGAGCTATACCGCAATGACCCCTACGGGTTTGTTGTCAATGTCATCGGTGCCAAGCCGCTTCCCTGGCAGAAGGAGTTTCTCGATGCGGTTGCACGCGGCGAGCGCCGGATATCGATCCGCGCCGGCCACGGTGTCGGCAAGTCCACCGCATGCTCGTGGGCGCTGATTTGGCACCTTGTCACACGCTTCCCGCAGAAATCCGTTGTCACCGCCCCCACAGCCGGACAGCTCTTCGATGCCCTGTTCGCCGAAGTGAAGCACTGGATCAACGGGCTGCCGGCCTTCCTCAAAGACCTGTTCGAAGTCTTCTCTGACAAGATCGTGCTACGGGAAGCACCGGAGAGCTCGTTTATTTCGGCCCGCACAAGCTCCGCCGACCGTCCCGAAGCAATGGCCGGTATCCACTCCGAGAACGTGCTCCTGATCTTTGACGAGGCGTCCGCCGTGCCAGAGCCCGTGTTCGAAAGCGCCGCCGGCTCCATGTCAGGCCATAGCGCTACAACCATCATGATTGGGAACCCGACCCGTAACTCCGGGCTGTTCTTCAAATCGCACCACGAGCTGTCGGCCGATTGGTTCCGCCTGCACGTATCGTGCTTGACATGCGGCCTGGTCTCCGCCGACTTCGTGAACCAGATCAGGAACACCTACGGCGAGACATCGAACGCATTCCGCGTCCGCGTGCTCGGGGAGTTCGCCCTCAAAGAGGATGACACCCTGATCCCCGCCGAGCTCGTTGACAGCGCCATGTGCCGTGACATTCGCCCGACGCCAGGTGCCGGGATCATCTACGGCGTTGACGTGGCACGTTTCGGCGATGACAGAACCGTGCTGTGCAAACGCCAGGGAAACATCGTGCTCGATATCAAGGGATGGAACGGTGCGGACCTCATGGAAACTGTGGGCCGTGTGGTGTTCGAAGCGAACATAGACAAGCCGGAAATGATCTGCGTTGACAGCATCGGCCTCGGTGCCGGCGTCGCCGACCGCCTTCGCGAGCTTGGGCTCCCTGTCAGGGATGTCAACGTGTCAGAAGCAGCCTCCTACAACAACCCGACGGCCGCCAAAATGCGCGACGAGTTGTGGCTGACGCTAAAGGATTGGCTTAACCAGAGGGCTTGCTATATTCCGAAACATGAGGATTTAAGACAAGAGCTTGTTTCGCCGACATACAGCTTCCTTTCGAACGGTAAAATTAAGGTCGAGGCGAAGTCTGACATGAAAAAACGAGGCATGCGTTCGCCCGACTTGGCCGATGCGCTTTGCCTGACTTTCGCTGGTGAAGGGGCCTTGGTTGGGGGTCGTTCATCGAAATGGGTGAGTGGGAAGCCGCTCAAGAGAAACATAAAGGGTATCGTATGACCACCATAGCGTTTCGTGCAGGGGTGCTGGCGACAGACAGCGGAGTGCAGGCCAACGGGACGCGCCACGGCACTGTTCAGAAAACCTTCAAGGCACCGGACGGTTCGCTGATTGCATATGCCGGCAACGCACATTTGCACGGTGCTATTGAGCACTGGATCGACCACGGCCTCAAAGTAGACGCCGTGCCGGACACTGAGGACAAGGGCACTATCCTCTGGATCAAGCCCGATGCAACAATCTGGGTTATCGACGGCGGCGGGCTGCCGTTCAAGATCGATGCGCCGTTTTACGCGGATGGTTCCGGCGGCGATATTGCGCTTGGTGCGATGGGAGCCGGCGCAACTGCCGTCCAGGCGGTCGAGATCGCGCTCCACCTTGACAGCGGCAGCTCCGGCCCCGTGCAGTATGTCGAGCTCGGGAACATCATCCCCTTCCAGAAAAAGAGCTGACAAGTCTGTCAAGCCCCATTTTCTTGTTTTTAGAACAACTCTGGGTTAGTTAAGGGGCTACTTAACTAATCCGGGGCTCCGATGGCAAAACGTACCAAGAAAGTTTCCGCCCGATCCGGGCCTATGTCTGACATAGACAAGTCGAATTTCCTCCGCGCAGCGATTACCGATGCTGAAGACTTCATTGACAGCACGATTGCGCCGGACCGCGAGAAAGCCACCAGGTTCTATAAGGGCGACCCCTTCGGCAACGAGGAAGACGGACGCTCCCAGATCGTGATGAGCGAGGTGCGCGATGTCGTCCAGGCGATGATGCCCTCGCTTTTGCGCGTTTTCCTGTCAACTGACAGCCCTGTCGAGTTCAAACCCCGCCGTGCCGATACCGTCGAGTTCGCCGAACAGGCCACCGAAACGGTCAATTACATATTTTACGAGGAAAACAACGGCGCGATGATCCTGCACGATGCGTTTAAGGACGCACTTGTCAGGAAAACCGGCTTTGTCAAGTTTTGGTGTGAGGAAAAGACCGTTGTCACGGAGGAACACTTCGCCGGCTTGTCCGAGGAACAAGTTGCGTTACTCCAGGAAGACCCCGAGCTTGAGTTTGACGAGGCGGAGCTCGAGGTAGAGCTCAATCTCGAGACAAAAGAGCCCGAGTTTTCGTTCACCGCCAAGCGAAAAACCAAAGAACGCTGCTACCACGTCGAAGCGGTGCCCCCGGAAGAGATCATTATCTCCCGAAACGCCCGTAATCTGCACCGTTCGGACTATACCGGCCACCGGACCACGAAAAAGGTCTCCGATCTCGTCGCCGAGGGCTACGATAAGGACGAAATCATGGCGCACGGCCAGCCCGTGCCGTCTTTCGACTTCAATTCGGAGGCTTTCGCCCGAAATCCGGCTCTCCGCACCCGTTCGTTCACTGCAAGCACCAATCTCGACCCTTCCATGCTCGAAGTTCCGTATTTCGAGAGCTGGGTACGGATGGACGCCGACGGCGACGGCATTGCCGAGCTTCACCGCATTTGCTCGATTGGCGATGGCGGCCATGTGCTGCACGACGAGATCATCCCGGACGTGCCTTTGGCGATTTTCTGCCCCGATCCCGAGCCGCACACTGTCATAGGGCAGGGGATGGCGGATCAGACGAGCGATTTGCAGCTTATCAAGTCGAACATCGTCCGTGGCATGCTTGACAGCCTGGCGCAGTCGATTTTCCCGACTATGGCTGTCATCGAAGGTCAGGTGAACCTTGACGATGCGATGAACACCGAGATCGGCCGCATTATCCGTACCCGCATGCCGGGCGCGGTGCAGCCGCTCGAGACACCCTTTGTTGGGGGTCAGGCGCTGACAATCCTTGCCTACCTTGATGACGTGCGCGCACAGCGCACCGGTATCAGCCGGGCAACGCAGGGGCTCGACGCCGACGTGCTCCAGTCCACGACCAAAGCCGCTGTTGACGCGACCGTGCAGGCCGCACAGGAGCGCCTCGAGCTCGTTGCGCGTATCTTCGCGGAAGGCGGCATGCGTCAGCTCTTCAAGGGGCTTTTGAAGCTGATTGTCCGCAATCAGGACAAGACGATGGTCATCCGCCTCCGCCAGAAATGGGTGGAGGTCGATCCGCGCGCTTGGAACGCTGACATGGACGTTCGTGTCAACGTCGGTCTCGGGACCGGCGACAAGATGGAAAAGATCGCCGTCCTGTCAAACGTGCTCGCCCAGCAGAAGGAAGCGCTCGCGACGCTCGGGCCGAACAACCCGCTCGTTGACATGCAGATGATGCGCGACACCGCTGCCGAAATCCTCTCGCTCTCGGGCTTCAAGGACACGGCGACATACTGGAAGGAAGTCACGCCTGACAGCATGAAAGCCTACCAGGACATGATGGCGAAGAACCAGAAGCCGTCGGTCGAAGAAATCCTCGCCGATGTCGAGAAGATGAAGGTCATGGCCGACATCAAAATGAACAAGGACAAGATGCGGCTCGAGTTCATCAAGGCGCAGCTTGAAGACGACCGCGAGCGTGACAAGGCGGAAGCCGACACATTGCTCCGCGCTGCCGAGATCGAGCTCAAGTACGAGAGCGCCGAAAGCGAGCGGACAATCAAGACGACGCTTGCCGATATCAACGCCAAGTCCAGCCGCGACCGCATGGTGCTTGACACGGCGTTCAAGTTGTCAGTCGCCGAGGCTGACAGCAATGACATCGCCGAAGAGCGCGAAGCGGCGAAACAGGCTGCCCAGCAGCAGGCCGTAGCAGCCCAGCAGCAGCCCACCGGAGGAGAACCTGTATGAGCGACGCCGCAGAAAAGCGCTCCGCCTACGCACAGCAGCTCATGAAGGACGACCTCTTTCAGGAGATCATGCAGACAATCGAGGATGGCTTCATCCTGCACTGGAGGCACGCCACCGTGCCCGACGTGCGGGAAAACGCCTGGCACGGGCTCAAAGGGCTCGAGCTTTTCAAGATGCAACTCCAGTCCGTTGCTGATGACAAGGCTGTCACAGCTTTCAACCGTCGGCGCACTAGTCAGTAAAACGCAAAAGGCTTGTGTTCCGCTAACAACTTGAGGTAAAACATGACTACTTCCGACAAGCCGCAGGGCATCGGTCTCGCTGAAGCCGCCGCACAGTTTGAGGCGCTTGCTGACAACACGTCAGACACACAGGCACCGGAAGACACCGCACCCCCGACTTCAGATACGCAGGCCGATACCGAACAGGTTGAGGCGTCTGCCCAGGCAGAGACTTCCGAGGAGAAGACGCCGCCTTCTGACAACGATGACACCGAAGATGCTGATGACAGTATCGAGGCGGAAACGGACGACGAAGAGGGTGCTGAGGAAGACGAAGCCACCACTGACGAAGATGACACGGCCGACCCCGAAAAGCTGTTGTCCCAGACTTTCACCGTCAAGATTAGCGGTAAGGAAGAAAAGGTCACGCTCAAGGAGGCTCTCGCTGGTTATCAGCGCACAGCGGATTACACGCGCAGCAAGATGGCTCTCTCCGAAGAGAAGAAAGCCTTCGTAAGTGAGCGGGAAGCCGTCACGGTTGAACGCGGTCAGTATGCCCAGCTTCTCCCGATCCTTGTCCAGCAGCTCGAAGCTGGAATGGAAAAAGAGCCTGATTGGGACGATCTGATCACAAACGATCCGGCGGAATACGTCAGGCAGGAAAAGCTTTGGCGGGAAAAACAGGGGCGTCTTGCCGCTGCCCGTGAAGAGCAGAAACGCCTGGGTGAGGAAAAGCAGGCGGAAGCCCGCCGCGAACTGGAAACGGCCATTCGCAAGTCAGGTCAGGAGCTCGGGAAGCTCATGCCGGCTTGGAAGGAGCCCCAGAGGTGGGAAGCCGACCGTGCCAAACTCATGGAGTACGGAACTAAGCTCGGGTTTAGCCCCGAGGAAATGGGACAGACCTACGACCACCGTGCCGTAATGGCTCTGTACAAGGCGATGCGATATGACGAGCTGATGGCGAAGAAGCCGGTGCCTGTCAAGCAGCCTTCTCCCAAGCCGGTTTCATCCGGCAGTGCCGCCTCCCGTGCCACTCGCAAACCTTCCGATCTTCAGCGCGCAAAGCAGCGTCTTGCAACATCTGGTCGCGTCCGTGACGCAGCCTCCCTGTTTGAACAGCTTGATCCCTGAGTGGGACGAAAGGAAGTAAAGTGACACAGCCCGCAAATACCGTTGATCGGTACGACATCAACAAGTCTGTCCGTGAAGAGCTCTCGGACATCATCTACAACATCAGCCCGGAAGACACTCCGTTCATGTCCAACGTTGGCCGTGGTTCGGCTTCGAATACGTACTTCGAATGGCAGACGGACGCTCTTGCCGCTGCGAATGGTGACAATGCCCAGGTTGAAGGCGACGACGCTGTAACG